AAATGTAACTTATACATGGTATCAAAACACGGAGTTAGAAGCATTTTCAGTTGACCTACCCGAAGTTACCGACGCGCGTTTCGCATGGTATGGTTGTTCAGGACTCAGTAATTTCAGGACAACGGACATCAAGAACTGCAGCAACTTCTCGTCCGCATGGAAATCCTGCTCGTCCCTAACGTCATTTCCGGCTGGCGCAAAGCTCGGCACGGAGGCAAACAATGTGAACTTTACGAGCGCATGGGAGTCTAGTGGACTTACAAGTTTTCCTGCGTTGGACTTAAGCACTGGTAATCTTTTTACAAGTGCGTTTAAACTATCGGCACTTACATCTTTCCCAGAAAACATTCTTCTTGGAACTAGCAGCACCGCTGTAAGATTTGACCAATGCTGGAGTCAGTGTAATGGTTTAACTTCTTTTCCAAATATTGACTTATCTCAGGGAAGGTTTTTTTACATCGCTTGGTATTTCAACACAAGTCTGGTTGAGTTTCCGGCTTTGTTTACTAACTGGAATCCATCAATAATAACAAGCGGAGTATTTAACCTAACATGGAGCGGCTGTTCCGCATTATCCGCTGATTCGGTCGGCAATATACTACAAAGCATAGATGCAAGTAATCAATTTGCCACAGTTGACGGAAATTCTGGGTCGGCTGCAATCGCTGACGCTGGCATCGACATCGACTACAACGTAGCCACTGGCTCACTCAGTGCCGCGACGAACTCCGCAGTAGATTCACTCAAAGCCAAGGGCTGGAGCATCATCGTTAACAACGTAACACTTTAAGTAATGACAGACGAAACTCATCGATTCTTTAGGTTCAGCAACGAGGCATCCTATGACACCTTGACCGCTGCTGGTAACGAAGCCCGAGGATTACCGGACGAACAAAGTGAACGGTGGCTGGCTCTTTGGGATAACACCTTCTTAGACCCTGAGACATCTAGTGACCGACTCTATTGTGTTAAGCGCAGTGGCATCCTTGAGACCGACGACTTTGACCTTGAGGGCATTGAGGAGATTAACCTAGACACATATCTACAACGATTGAGCTGGGAGCCACCTGTCGAAGAAGACCTTGAGATGGCGGATGAGTTAGAACTACTAGAACTACCTGACTAATGGAAGACGAACAAGAACCACTCACAGAAATCGAACAGTCACGCGCTGACACAGGGTTTCGTTATTACGTCGTGCAACCCGATGTCTACACAGGACTTGTTAGCGCAGTAGATGCTGACCGTGGGTATCCTAACAAACAAGGCACTACGCTCACCGGACTTCCACCTGTTGCTAACCTGGCTGAAGCTACGGACAACTCAGGGCGACTCATAGCCATCGACTGTTGGCGCTTCACCGCTAACGATGACCTGATGCTTGAGGGGACCGATGGAGTCCAAGAGCTTACTCAACTAGAATTTTTATCAATCAAACCTCAACCCGAGGAACTACTTTAACAACAATAACACATGCACGCAGCCGAGACAGCACAGCAACTCTATACCACCCTAGAAGGCGCACGGTATTCCTACCTTGACCGAGGACGGGCCTGTTCAAAGCTGACGCTTCCTTATGTTATGCCTGACGAGGGCTTCGGTCCCCACAGTCGCCTAGAGACACCTTTCAGTGGCGTCGGTTCCCGTGGTGTTAACAATCTTGCCTCTAAGCTGTTGCTTGCGTTGTTGCCTCCTAACTCACCTTTCTTTAGATTCCAAGCCAACGAAAAGAAGCTTGCCGAGGACGAGACTCCACCTGAGTTAATGAGTGAGATCGAAGCATCTCTCCAAGCCCTTGAGGAGCTAGTGATGGATGAGGTTACCCGAGGTGCATACCGGGTTGCTCTTCACGAAGCACTTAAGCATCTCATCATCACCGGTAACGCATTGTTATATCTACCGGATGAAGGAGGACTCAGAGTCTTTCACCTCGACCGCTTTGTTGTCCAGCGTGACCCTATGGGTAATTTGTTATCTGTGGCCACCAAGGAGTCTGTTGCATTCAGCACTCTTTCGGAGGAGATACGCCAACGACTTCAACAACAAGATCCGAACCTTGCCGAAAGTGACGCTAAGGTGGACTTGTTTACCTCCTGTAAAAGGAAAGCCAAACACTGGGTGATCACTCAGGATGTTAATGGTGTAGATATTCCGTATGCTGGTGGTAAGGTAACAATGGACCGCAACCCATTCATCCCCTTAAGACTTTCTAGGATTGACGGTGAAGCTTACGGACGTGGGTTCGTTGAGGAATACCTCGGTGACATCCAAAGTCTCGAAGCGTTGACCCGTGCTATTGTCGAGGGATCGGCTGCTGCTGCTAAGGTTCTCTTTCTTGTTAACCCTAATGGCACCACACGCGCCCGGACGTTAGCTGAAAGCCCCAACGGTGCGATTGTCCAAGGCAACGCTGCTGATGTTAACACTCTCCAGCTAGATAAGTTCAACGACTTTAGGACAGCCCAGGTTACTATGGAAGCAATCAAGGACCGCCTTGGTGCTGCCTTCTTGTTGACCTCAGGTGTAGTCCGACAGGCCGAGCGTGTGACAGCCGAGGAGATCCGTATGTTATCCCAAGAGCTTGAGGCTTCCCTAGGTGGTCTTTACTCGCTCCTTGCTGCTGAGATGCAATTACCATTGGTGAAGCGCATCATGTCGGTCATGCAAAAGAAGAAGATGTTACCTAAGCTTCCTAAGGACTTGGTGAAGCCAGTTATTGTTACCGGGGTGGAGGCCCTTGGTAGAGGTAACGATCTTTCTAAATTAGATTTATTCCTTGCCGGTGCTGCTCAGGTCGTAGGACCAGAAGCTATCGGCCAGTTTGTTAATGTTGAAGACTACTTTAAGCGTCGTGCGACTGCTCTCGGTATCAAGACCGAAGGACTCATCAAGAGCGCCGAGCAGATGCAACAAGAAGCACAGATGCAACAGATGCAAGCTATGACTGAGAAGCTAGGACCAGCCGGTATTAAAGCCTTGAATGATCAGGCGTTGGCCGGTAATATGCCATCAGTCGAACCACAAGAATAAATATGGAAAGCGTTACATTTAGCGAACCCACAGAACAGGAGAATATCTCTCTTGAACAACAGGCTGAGATGCAAGAATCTGCACAACAGTCCAACGAACAACAACAGCCCGAAACGGCTGAAGCTCCTCCACAAGACCGCCCTGAGTGGTTACCGGAGAAGTTTGATAACCCGGAGGCTTTAGCAGACGCTTACAGCAACCTCGAAAAGCAGTTCCACGAGAACAAAGCCGAGCCATCCGAGACCGAAGACAACGCCACGAGCGAACCAGAGGTAACCAACACTGCTGTCACCAGCGCATCCGAGGAATACTTTGAGACCGGTGAGCTATCCGAGGAGACCTATAAGTCCCTTGAGGCTAACGGCATCCCTAAGGAGATGGTTGATATGTATGTTAATGGCTACGAAGCCGTGGCTAGTCAACAACAACAAACCTTGATGAAGGAGGCCGGAGGCGCGGAGAACTACGAGGCTATGTCCGAGTGGGCAGCAACAGCTTTAACAGACCAAGAACAAGAGGTGTATAACAACACTGTCGAGTCAGGGGATGTTAATGCAGCAACCATGGCGATCCGTGGTCTCTATGCTCGCTTTCAGTCGGACGGTGGAACACCTGTTTCTCTTGTCCAAGGCGACACCTCGGGAACATCCGGGGCCATGCCCTTTAGCTCCTCTAAGGAGATGACGATTGCTATGCAAGACCCACGCTATAGTTACGATAACAAATACCGGGAGCAAGTCTCACAAAGACTCTCCGTCACAACCGCATTCTAATTATGTCAGCTATTATTACTTACATCCTCGACAACACACAGGAACTACTTGCAGCCATCTCTATGGTCATTGCTGCTTGTTCCGCTATCGCCGCTCTTACACCTACACCTGTCGATGACGGGGTGGTCAAGAAGCTTTACAAGGTTGTCGATTTCCTTGCACTTAACATTGGTCGTGCCAAACAAAAATAACAACATTTAAACACACACGCACCACATGTCTGTGTCTCTGCTAGTCAAGTTACTAATATCGTTTCCTCGGTTAGCAGAGGCATTTCGTGGTCTTATGGAAGCCTATGAAGAGAAACTATATGTTGAGCGTCACAGCAACATGCGTGATGTTATTGATGAGTGGATGCACTCCGACTCTTCGTCCGACAAAGCTCCCTTACTTTTTAGAGAAGGCCAAAGAGCAAACGTGGACAAAGGACCAGAAGCAGACGGTGGGGGAGATGTTACATTACATAAACGACTTAGAGAACTATGCCCGCTAAACGAAAAGGATTGTCCCTTCGCAAAGAACACAAGTCAGACAAAGGAGGCTTAACAGAAAAGGGACGCAAGTATTACAACCGAAAGACAGGTAGTAAATTAAAGAAACCGCAACCAGAGGGAGGCCCGAGGAAGCGGTCTTTTTGTGCGCGGATGTCAGGCGTCAAAGGCCCGATGAAAGATTCCAAAGGCAGACCCACCCGAAAAGCTTTAGCTCTTAGAAGGTGGAAATGCTGACCCCAACCCCAACACTAACACTAATAACACTATGCCAAAAGTAGGAGATAAGTCGTATCCGTATACCCCCAAAGGTAAGAAAGCAGCTAAGAAAGCCGCCAAGCGGAAGGGGTTGAAGATCATGTCGAAGAAGAAAGGAAAGGGGACTTGAGGGAAATAAATGAAAACCTCCTGTTAGGAGATGTTATTCAAATAGATTTCCTCGACCACGTGCAAGATGCAACTGATGGTCCCCTTGAATGCTCAGTCTATGGTTCACTTACGGACATAGGCGATAACTACCTTACTGTTACCTCATGGCACGGCTGTGAAGATAACACAACAACTTTCACCATTATTACAAGCTGCATAAGTAGCTTGGTGGTGTTTAAACCAAACGTCATCATAAAGATAGACTCCCCCGAGGCCGACGATGAGACCCACTGCGGTGGACAATCAATAACTCCGAACCCGGTTACGGACACATCCGAATGAGGACAACCTTAACAACAACTAAAGAAAACCAAATATTATGGCTAACGGAGATACATCCGCGTCCCGATTGGGACAAGTTAATGCGAGTGGAGCAGTTGATGCTTTGTTCCTTAAGGTGTTCTCAGGAGAAATCCTGACCACCTTTGAAGAGTTCAACGTGATGAAAGGACTTCACACGATTCGGACTATTGCTAACGGTAAGTCTGCTCAGTTCCCTGTAACTGGCATTGCTACCGCTAACTACCACACCCCAGGTCAGAATATCGCTGACGCCGGTAACAGTTACCTCAGTGCTATTAAACACGCTGAGAAAGTTATCAGCATTGATGATGTCCTGCTTGCGTCTACGTTCATTGCAAACATCGATGAGCTTAAGAATCACTACGACATTCGTTCGATCTATGCTCAGGAATTGGGTAAAGCTCTTGCGAAGCGTTTCGATCTTGCAACCATGAAGACTCTTACGGCTGCGGCCCGGACTGCTTCTACTATTACTGGTGGTAAAGCTGGTATCACAATCGACGGTGGTGAGCCGGGTGACTTCAATGGAACTGTGATTCAATCCAAGCTCTTTGAGGCTGCTCAGAAGCTTGACGAGAACGACATCCCGAACGACGGAAAGCGTTTCGCTATCCTTAAGCCCGCCGATTACTACACCTTGATTGCTTCTGGTGAAGACGTTATCAACCGTGACTTCGGTGGCCGTGGTGATGTTGCTACTGGTCGCATCCCAATGGTTGCTGGTATTAACATCTACAAGAGCAATCACCTTGTTGACGTAGCTATCGCAGGTAGCTCACAAGAGGCTGGAGACGCAAGTTCTGCTGTAAGTAACGACGTGTTCGGCTCCGGTGGAACTGGATACAACGCTGACATGGACAAGACTCAGATCATTGGTGGACACCCATCAGCGATTGGAACTGTCAAGCTCCTTGACCTTGCTACCGAAAGCGACTACAAGGTCGAACTACAAGGAAGCCTGTTCGTAGCTAAGTATGCTATGGGCCACGGCGTCCTTCGCCCCGAAGCTGCCTTTGAAATCAAAGACGCTGACTAATACCCCCCAATAACCCCAACGGTCGCACTCCTTTCTTTAATGATGGGGGTGCGGCCTTTTCCTTTTCCCAATTACTATGGCTACCCTTACCACCAAACTTGACGCTGTTAACACCATGCTCGGTTACGTTACCGAAGCACCTGTAAACTCTATCGCTAACACTACTTCTTTGCCGCCATCTGCTGCACTTGCTAAAGGTGTTATTGACGAAGTGTCACGTGAGGTCCAACAAGATGGGTGGCACTTTAACACAGCCCAAGACTACACCTTGGAAGCCAATGCCTCCAATAAGTTTGTGTTACCTGATAACGTCCTTCAAGTGGACACAGTTGACACCACCTACGATGTAGTCCAACGAGGCACCACATTGTTCGACCGTAAGAACTACACTGACACATTCACTGTAGACGAGCTTAAGGTTAACATAACATTTTTACTTGAATACGAAGAGCTACCAGAACAGGCTCGACGTTACATCGCCCTCAAGGCATCCCGGATGTTTGCTAACAGACTTGTTGGCTCCCGTGAGATTGAGGCACTTATTTACCGTGATGAGATTCGCGCCAAGGCAGCTATGGAAGAAGCTGAAGGTAACAACTCTGATCGAACCATCTTCGACAACTACGACACTGCTACACGCATCGGCATCAATCGCCGCACTGACCTTGCTTAAACGATGGCTAACATAACAACTACCGTTCCCAACCTCATCCAAGGGGTCAGCCAACAGTCACCAACGGTGCGACTAGCTGGTCAATGTGAGGAGCAGATCAACGGTCTTTCCACAGTCACCAAAGGACTCACTAAGCGTCCCCCGGCACGGCTCATAGACAACCTAGGGGCTGTAGCTCTTGAGGGTGACTTCCTGCACTTCATCAACCGGAGTGAGACTGAAAGGTATGTTGTTACTATTGAGCATCGGACCACAGGTGACGGCTCAGGTGTTATCAGGGTGTTTAACCTAGAGACCGGAGCCGAGGCATCTGTTGAAGGAGCCACTGGTGGTTACCAAGTCAGTGGTGAGTATCTTAAACTAGCAACAGCTAACAAGTCCCACGAACAACTCAAAGCTCTTACCATAGGCGACAGCACGTTCCTTCTTAACACTGATGTTACTGTCGCTAAGACAACCGAGAAGTCCGAGGCGCTTGATTCGTCCCGTGCCTTAGTGTTTGTTAAACAAGGAGACTACGCTAAGAAGTATGGTCTTAAGTTCCGTAACAAAGGAACCTTTAGCGGAGGCGGTGCGCGTTTCAATGTAGTCTGGAAAGAGAGCCAGATCGGTAACCAGTTTGACTCTTACTACTACGAGATTGAATCAATATCAATAATCAGTGGTGGCACCGGATACGAAGAGGATGATGAGCCTACCTTAGAGTTTCCTACAGGTGTGGATTGGGACGTTCGTCCTGAGTTTAACATAACCGTAGCCTCCTCTGGTGTTGTTACTAATATTCAACTCCTCCATTCCGGTCGCACTATAACATACAAAGGCACACAGTCATTTAGCCCCACGGTTGACGCGTCCCCTGCGTATGATGAAGTATTTGTTGTCACTCATAAGGCATCACACAACGACCAAGCAGCCGATACAGTTAACATCGCCCAAAGACTTACTACCGTCCTAAATGGAGGCGAAGCCGATGATAATACTGTTATTGATGAACAACAACCGGAACATCCTACTGGACCTTTCCCTGTAGCCGCCGCTTACACCTCAAAGAACAAAGATGGCGCTGTCCTCATCAACCGCAACGACGGCCAAGACTTCTTCCTTGAAGCATTCGATGGTCTTGCTGGTTCCGGCCTAGGGCTTGTCCACAAGGAAGTCGATGCTCTTTCGGATCTCCCTGTGCGTGGACCGGATGGTTTCCGGGTTGCCGTGCGTGGCTCTGCTTACGCTAGCGAGGACGACTACTATCTCCGCTTTG